CGCTGATCCTGTTAAGGGTGAAGTGATCCGTAAAGAGATACGCAGCTACGGTAAACAGGCTGGATTCTCGGATGATGAACTAGCGAATGTATTTGATTCACGTGCTGTATTAACGCTATATAAAGCTATGCAGTACGATAAATTGAAAGCATCGCAACCAGCTATTGCTAAGAAGGTGAATGACGCTCCAAAGGCTATGAAGCCTGGAGTATCAAACCCAAGAGATAGCAATGCTGAGGACTTGAAAAAAATGAAGGCTAGGGTAAGGCAGTCTGGAAAGATTACTGATGCCGCAGCCGCTTTTGAACGATTCTTATAAGGAAGTATTATGCCTACATATCAAACATTTACCGCTATCGGTATGCGTGAAGATTTATCTGACGTTATCTATAACATCAGCCCAACTGAAACACCAATTATGTCCTCTATCGGTAAGACTAGCGCAACTGCTGTTTACCATGAGTGGCAGACTGACAGCTTGGCTTCTGCTACTACCGCTAACGCTGCGGTTGAAGGTGCAGACGCAACTAGCGCAACTTTATCTCCAACGACTCGTGTAGGTAACTACACACAGATCGTACAAAAGACTGTTCAAGTTTCTGGTACTTTGGACAAAGTAAATAAAGCAGGGCGCAAGTCAGAAAAAGCTTATCAACTTGCAAAGGCTTCGGCTGAGCTAAAGAGAGACCTAGAGACAATCATCACTGCTAATCAAGGTCGTAGCGCAGGTACATCAACCGTAGCCCGCACAATGGGTTCGTTGTTGTCATGGATCAAGACCAACAGCTCACAAGGCAGTGGCGGTTCTGCTCCAGCAACTTCAGGTGTATCTACCCGTACCGATGGTACACAGCGTACTGCTACTGAAGCATTGTTGAAAACTGTTATCGCTTCTATCTTTGATCAAGGCGGTTCACCTAAGGCTGTATTCGTTGGCTCTGCTGGTAAACAGAAGATGTCAACCTTTGCAGGTATCGCTGTAAATCGTTATCAGATCACCAAGCCTGAAGCTGGCGTTATCATCGGTGCTGCTGACATTTATCAGTCTGACTTTGGTCAATTGTCTATCGTTCCAGATCGTTTCATGCGTACTCGTGATATGTTAATTCTCGATCCTGAGTATGCAGCTATGGCTTACTTACGTCCATTCATGACTAATGAACTGGCTAAGTCTGGTGACTCCGAGAAAACTCAGATTCTTGCTGAAGTTACTCTCGAAGTTAAGAACGAAGCAGCTCACGGTATCGTAGCTGACTTGGACTTCTCGCTGTAATTTGACTAGCCCTCTACTTAACGGTAGGGGGCTTTTTTGAGGGATTAATGGAAAACTTTCGTACTCAGACGGTTCATGCGGACGGTGATGGCGGCATTATCATCGAAACTAATCAAGATATATCTGACATCCTAGAGCGCAATAAAGTGCTTCAGGAAGTTGACAAGGCTAGGACAGGAGCAACCGAAGATTTACATTTAATAGGCTCAATACCTTTTACGGCTATTGATAAGCTAAATCAAATGGGAATCATGCGTGGATTTGCGATAATGGACGAGGTAGCTTTTAAGAAGTGGCTCAACCATCCTGAACAAGCACCATTAAAGATATATCGAGGAACAGTATGAGGGTTGGCGTTTGTATTCCATGCAGGGATGAAGTACATACAGGTTTTGCGTTTGATTTTGCTAGGATGGCTGCACATGATGCGTCTGTTCGATGCAAAGACGGTAAGGGCGGTCTAAGCCTCTATACGATGCCTGGAACGCTTATATTCGATCAGCGTGAGAAGTTAGCTCAGGTAGCATTAAAAGAGGGCTGTGACGCTGTTTTATACATTGATAGCGATATGCGTTTTCCTCCTGATCTGATAACGATAATGTTATCTCGTGAGGTTGGAATCGTAGGTGTCAATGCTGTCACTAGACGTAAACCATGTATGCCTACTGCTAAGTTGTTAGTTAAGTCAGAGGATGAGAAAGGTATTCGCCATCATTGGTCTAATGTCGATTCTCGTGGTAAGGAAGGTATTGAGAAGATTACTGCTGTTGGTTTTGGGGCGGTAATGATTCGTAGGGAAGTGTTTGAGAAGGTTCCTCAGCCGTGGTTTGATGCAGGATGGGGGCCAACAGGTGTAGTCGGTGAGGATGTTCACTTCTGCGTTAAGGCTGGTGACAATGGCTTTGATACTTGGGTGGATCACGAGCTTTCTATGCACATCAAACACATTGGTACGTATGAGTACGGTTGGGACGATTTCGAGCAACTAGAGGAATAATATGGCTTTTACGACATATAGTGACTTAAAGACTACGATTGCTAGTTATTTAGCTCGTAGTGATTTAACAGCTATGATTCCTACGTTCATCCAGTTGGCTGAATTACGTCTGCGTAGAGAACTTAGAACTCGTCAAATGTTGGTTGTAGCTACAGCAAATACGACAGGTGGAGACTCTACCGTAGGATTACCTACTGACTTCCTAGAGATGCGTGATATTCACGTCAATACTAACCCTATAACGACACTAGCCTATAGTGCGCCTAACTCGTTCTATAACTCTTACAGGGCTACAGAATCAGGTAAGCCTACTGACTATACTGTGTTAGCGACAGAGCTTCAATTGTCTCCTGTTCCTGATTCAACTTATCAGCTACAAATGCTCTACTACGCACAGCCGTACTTCTTGAGCGACTCGAATCAAGGTAATGTATTCTTAACTAACTTCCCTGATGCGTTGCTGTACGCTGCTTTAGGCGAGGCAGAACCGTATCTAATGAATGACGCAAGATTACAGACTTGGGCTAGTTTGTACGATAGAGCAATATCATCAATAACGATTGCAGACCAGAGTAGTGAGTACAGTGGTCAACCAATGTCAATGAATTACAACGTGAGGTAACAAATGGCTGAATTTTCGAACTATTTAGAAAACGCTCTAATTAACGCTACCTTGCGTAATACGAGCTACACAAGTCCTGCTGCTGTTTACGTAGGTCTTTATACATCTGATCCTACTGATGCCAATACTGGCACTGAAGTATCTGGTGGTTCTTATACACGTACTGCGGTTACGATGGGTGCGCCTAGTAATGGTGTATCTACAAATACTGCTGCGGTAGAGTTTCCACAGGCTTCTGGTTCATGGGGAACAGTTGGTTGGATCGGTATTCTTGATGCTTCTTCTAGCGGTAACTTGCTGTATCACACAGCATTAGACACATCTAAAACTATTTCTTCTGGAGATATCTTTAAGATAGCTATTGGCGGTCTTAGCGTAACTCTGGCGTAAGGGGTAAATAATGGCACTAGTTGTCGCAGATCGTGTCAAGGAAACATCTACCACTGCTGGCACTGGTACGCTAACGCTTGCTGGTGCTAGTGCTGGGTTTCAATCCTTTGCTGTAATTGGTAATGGTAACACTACCTACTATTCTATTGTTGATAGCACTGCTAGCACATGGGAAGTAGGTATCGGTACGTACACATCTTCAGGTACTACGTTATCTCGTGATACGGTACTAGCTAACAGTTCTGGTACTACTTCACCTATATCGTTTGCAAGCAATAGCAAGGATGTATTTGCTACGTATCCTGCCGCCAAGTCGGTTCATGAGGACGCTACAAATACTGCGTATGCTGAACAGGTTGGTGCTTCTAACGGTATCGTAATTAATAAACTCACTGTAGCTACAAGTTACTCAATTCCTAGCGGATACTCAGCTATGAGTGCTGGCCCTATTACGATTAACGGTGGTGTAAGTGTAACTGTTCCTAGTGGGTCTAAGTGGGTGGTGTTCTAAATGTTTGGTTTATCGGCATATTCACAAGCTCCGTATTCGTCATTAGGTGAAGCTGGGAATGTCGTATTAGCTACTGCTGCGGTAGATGCTTTTGCCACAGTAACGGCAAACGCTTTTGCTGTTTATAACGGTGCAGGAAGTATTAACGGCTCTGCTACTGTTTCTGCTGTAGGCATTAGGATTCAGACTGCTACAGGCTCTATAGATGCAACTGCGGTAGTAACTGCTAACGGTGGCATTATTTATAGTGCTACTGGCTCAATAATTGGTACTGCTACTGTAACGGCTAATGGTGGCTTAATAATACTTGCTACTGCTGCTGTAGATGGTACGGCAACGGTTACGGCAGAGGCTACTAGAACATTATTCTTTACTGGTGCTATTGACGGTACTGCTACGGTTACGGCTGAAGGCATACGAGTTCAGGTAGGAACTGCTGCTATTGATGGGGCAGCTACGGTAACATCAAGTAGCGAAGTTGATTATAGTGGTAACGC